ACACATACATCAGCTGAAGCTTATCTTTTGTATAGAGCAGAAGCTAGTGGAGCAGATGACAACGTATACCGTAACAGGTTAATTGAGATAATAACAGTTTACTGGAAGAGTAGAAAACGTATTGGGTTTGTCAATTACCAAGATCCTAATACGGGGAATACTGAGATGTTTGATGTAGAAGAGGGGTACAAACTTCCTCAAGAACTCAAAGATCTAGGGGCTAAAATGGAATGGGAGTGGGTTAATGAAGTATGGGAGGGAACCAGAATTGATAGAAGATTCTTCATCAATGTTCGTCCATATAAGAACCAACGTAACAGCCTAGATAACCCTTCTAGATGTAAACTTCCAATCAATGGAAGAAAATACTCTGACATTAACTCTCAGAGTGTTTCTTTGGTAAGCTTAGGTATAGCTTATCAGCTCAATTACAATATTTACAAATACCGTCTTGAACTAGCCATTGCACGTAGCAAGGATATCATTGCTCAGTTCGACATTAACATGATCCCTAAAAACTGGGACATGGATAAGTTTATGTATTTTGTAGAAGGTACAGGTATAGCTTGGGTAGATTATAACAAAGAAGGAATTCAGTTATCTCCCCAGCATCAGTCAGTATTAGATATGTCTATTAAGACCATATCTCAATACCTTACCTTGCTAGAGTCTATCATGGTCGAATGGGAGAAGGTGAGTGGAGTGACTAGGCAGAGACAGGGCCAAATGAGTTCTTATGAAGGAAAAGCTACGTCACAGCAGAGCATTGTGCAGTCTTCTCACATTACAGAGGATATCTTTAGAAAATTTGCTCACTTCGAGAGAAGAGAACTCCAAGGACTTTTGGATTACTCAAAAGAGGCTTGGCTCAATGGAAAGAAGGCTATGTACGTAATGCCTGACGGTAGTATGGACAACATTGATGTTGATCCAATCACTCACATGGAGGCAGAGTACGGGATATTTGTTTCTGATGCAGGTAAAGATGCAGAAAAGAAACAGAAGTTGGAAGGACTTGCTCAGGCAGCCGTGCAGAATGGAATGCCTATGTCTACTGTTATATCTATCTTTGAAAGTGACAGTTTCTCACAGATTAAAGATAAGATTCAGCAAGCTGAAAAGCAGGCAGAGGAATTGAGAAAGGCCCAAGAGCAAGCACAACAGCAACAAGCTCAAGCAGAGTTGCAGCTTCAACAACAACAGATTGAGCAGGCAGCCCTTGATAAAGAGAAGGACAGACAGGTACAAATTGAAACTGCTCTTATTGCAGCTGAATCTCAAGACAAATCCTCTAGTGCTAATCTTGAAAAGATGATGCAGGATTTCCAAATTAAGCAACAACAACTAGCCTTGAAAGAGAAAGAACTCGATATGAAGGCTAGCCAAAACCTCGGACAATGAGTTATATAGAAAAAATGAAGTCATCTAAAAAAGAATCTATTCCAGCATTGGTTGTAGAACTAATGGATGCAGCACTTAAATTCCATGTGCTTCACTTAACCATTACAGGCCCAGGCTCGTATGCAGCTCACAAAGCCCTTAATGAATTATACGATGCACTCCCTGGACATGCAGATGCAATAGCAGAAGGCTTTCAAGGAGCAACTGGGGAAATCCCAAAGTATCCTGCTGATATGCCAGCAAATGTTTGTGCCCCAGTAATGAATACTGTTAAAGAAGCTATTACCTACATTGATCAACTTTATGCTAAAATAGCTAGAGTCCAGGATAGCTGTGAATTCTCTGAGATTGTAAATGACCTAGACACTATTAAGTCTACCCTTAACTCTGCTAAATATAAACTTAAGTTCTTGTCTTAATGGATAATGCAACTAGGAGACAACTGTTAGATAAAGCAAAAACAACTGGTTACAACGGAGATATACTAGATGTGTTCTCAGCTTATGACCAAGGGCAAGACCTTATACAACAGTTTGTTGATCAGCAGCAACAAGCTGCTATGCAACCTCCTATGCAAGTTGCACAGACTCCAGAAGAACAACAACAAGGACTAAGACCTGCCCATGAAGCTGGGCAAACAGACCAATCTATGGCTTTTCCTAATGTTCAACCTGGCCAAAGCTTTAATACTATGGGGATGAAAGCCCCTATTAACATAGATAAGGTTGATAATCAAGGTAATTTAGTAGAATCTTACAAAGCCGTACCTCCTGGGATACAGAATCTACCAACTGGACCTTATTCAGGGACGGTAATTGAATCTCCTGCTAAAATGGAGATGGGGGGATCCTATCAAACTAACCAGGAAATAGCTATGTACGAATGGAGAACAGGAAGGCCTGAAGAGTCCAGAAAAAGGTACATTAAAGGGGGTTTAAAGAACAGAGTGCTATACAATAAAGCTAAGTATAAAAGATAAATTTATACTTTTTAACTATAAGTAAACCAATACCTTTGTAAATATGGCAACCAAAGAACAAAAATTGAACATTGCAGACATCACCTTCGACGATTTTATAGGTGACGGTCTCAACACTCTTGATCAACAAGAGGAACCATTAAAAGACGAACTTGAAAATGAAGAAGAATCAGAAGAAAATGAAGATGAATCAGACGATTCAGAATCCGAGCCTTCAAGTAGAAAAAGTAGAGGAGACGATGACGACGACGAAAGCCTCCAATCTAGTAAGTATGATAAAGAAGACCAAGGAGATGATGACGACGTTGATGATGAAGATGAAGAAGAAAATGGGTCTGTAGCAGAATCCATTGCAAAGGCACTGGGTTATGATATTGAAAATGAATATGCTGATACTGAGGAAGGTCTGGTAGAATTTACCAAGGACATTGCTCAGAATATTGCAGAGGATCAGCTTAATGAGTTGTTTCAGCAGTTCCCACTAGTACAAAAGCATCTTGACTTTGTACTTGCAGGTGGGGATTCTGAGAAATTCTTCCAAGCTTACAATCCAAACTTGGATTACTCTCAATATGAGATCGATCAGAATGATAGTAGAACTCAAAAAGCATTTGTGTCTGAGTACTTTAAGAGTAAAGGGCACGATGAGGAGTTCATTAAAGATATGCTGGATGATTACGAGGACTCTGGTAAGCTCTATGATAAAGCAGTAGTAGCTCAAAAGCAACTAGCTGGTATTCAAAGTAGAGAAAGAGAGCAAATCGTAGAGCAACAAAAACAGGCAAAAATTGAGCAAGAGAAAGCTCAAGAAGAGTTTTGGGAAAATGTTGCTGCAACAATCGACCAGGGAAAAGAATTTGCTGGGATTAGAATTCCAGAAAAAGAGAAAGCTAAGTTCTTTGATTATATTTCTGCACCTGTAGATAAAACAGGCAAAACACGTAGAGACATGGATTATGCTAATTCAGAGCTAGACGTTAAATTGGCTATTGACTATCTGATGTACAAAGGAATGAATTTACAAGACATCATTACTACTAAGGCTAAAACCCAAAGTGTAATGAACTTGAGAGATAAAATCCAACGTAATGAAGAGAGAGTCAAGAACTACGGAAAGATTGAAAAGAATAAAGCAAAGAAATTTGATCCAGACCAACTGGATATGAAGAAGCTGTTTGAATAATATTTAAACACCAATTAACTTTTAAAATTATAGAATCATGTCATTAATGCAAGTACTTAAGACGTACTATAACGATTCGCAGATGACCGACAGTAACTCGTTGGCAAATGCACTTATGGAACGTCCAGCGGAGCTTTCTCCGATTATCACTCACTTGGCAGGTCGTGAAGAAAAGAAATTCCCACTCTCCTTCTTGACTGAAGGTGTCGGCAATACTCGTTCTATCGACCGTTTCGAGTATGAGTATCGTGTTAAAACTCACGAAATCAATGTTCGTCCTGTAATCTCAGCTGCACCTGGTGCTGTTGTTGGTGGTGGTGGATCTACTTTCTTTATCACTTTCCCTGATAAGTGGTTTATTTTCCCTTACACCTTGGTATCTCAGTCTGGTGCTCTTGCTCGTATTATGAGTGAGCCAGTTGCTGACGGTGGTGGTTGGAAATATGCATTGAAGATTGTATCTCCTGATACTGCTTCTGTATCTATTGCTGACTGTTCTCCAGGTGCCCTTTGGGGTATGTTGTATGCTAACGTGGGTATTGACTTCTCACGTGGTAATGCATCTAACTGGACTGCTCCAGGTCTTGTTCGTTCTAAGATTGGTACTGTACGTAAGTCTTACCACTTCTCTGGAAATGCTAAAGACTATGTAGCTCAGTTCGAATTGCCTTTGAAAGAAGGTTCTAAGACTAAGTTGTGGATGGATTACGAAGAGTACCGTCACATGCTTAAGTTCAAGGAAGAGTGTGAAATGTACTACTGGTATGGCCAGAAGACTCACGATGCTAATGGTGTTTCTACCATGCTCGATGAGAACGGTCAACCTGTAATTTCTGGTCCTGGTTTGCTTGAGCAGATCATCAACAAAGACACTTACTCTACTCTCACTCAAGCTAAGATTGAGGAGACTATCGGTGATCTGTTCTATGGTATGACTGATGCTACTGACAAGCAAGTTACTCTCTATACTGGTATTGGTGGTGCTCGTGAATTCGACCGTGCCCTCAAGACTTACTATGGTGGTAACCAGTTCTTGCAGACTACTCAACCTACGTTCATCACTGGATCTGGCCGTA